ACCCCCCACCCCCACACCTTTCGAAGACAGAGACCGCCGAATAGAATTCACCGTCTAAACCTGAAAAGTCCCCTCAGGGACTACACACGGCGAAGCACCAACAGGGCAATCGTGTATTTCCCCATCCGTGGTTTTGTTTTCCCCACATTTGCCACTTACGAACATCTGTACTACAATCACACCTAATTCAATAGTGCTACCCGCCCGCGATCTTTATCCCGCCCTGGGACACGCCCGCAGGCAGCGCAACCGATAAGGGGGTGGCCACCTCTCTGGTGAGCCGCCCCTCTCTTTTGAGTAGGCAGGGAGGCCACCCACGCCACTCGGAAGGGAGGGGCGGCCCACTCGAAGGAGCCGCCCCCTTTCATTTCCAGCCCAAGGAGGCACACGTGGACCCAAACCTTTTCGTCATCGGCAACATCCAACTTCTGCTGCTCGTCCCCGGCATCATAGAGCTGTGGAAGACGTGGTTCAAACTCTCCGGACGAGGGGCAGAGCTCGCCACGATCCTGCTGGGAGCCGGGTTCGTCATCCTGGCCCAGACCTTCAACGCCGGCTTCTACCCGGCCCCATGGGACTTTATCATCAAGTCCGTCGTCGTCGCCCTGGCCGCCATCCTGGCCATCCCCGGCTACTACAAACTTGCCAAGCGCACTGCCGGGTGGGTAAAGTCGTAAGCCGTGGATGAAAGCGCCTACGACCGCTTCCGCCGCAAACTCTACGGCGCCACCGTCGTCCCCATCCGCGCCGCCCTCTACCGCATCCTCTTCTCCTTCGCCCGCCACGTCGTCGTCGAGCGCCAGCCCACCCGCGCCCAAAAGCGCACACTGCCAGCATACCTCAGAACGAGGCCAGCCTTGTTCGGCCTGGGCGGTCCGCGGGACGAGCCCACCGCTCTGCGCAGCGCACGGAGGAGGACGCAGGCCGGTGGGGGCACCGAGGGCAAACAAGAACGCCCAGACCCACGGCCTGTACTCCAAGGACCAGGAGGACGAGAACCCGGACAGCCTCAGAGCCATCCTGGACCGGCTGAAGAGACGCCTGGAGAAACTGGAACGCTACCTTGAGGACCACTGGAACGACCTGGAACCCGCCGACCTGGTGCGGGTCACCCACCTCCAGGCGGAGACTGTCTCCCGCATCTCCCGCATCGAGCGCGACATCAAGCGCATGGAGAACGAAACCGGCAGCGAGAGCATGGAGGACACACTCAGGGAGGCGTACCTGATCGCCGAAACCATCCTCGGCATAGACCTGGGAGAACATCAGGAATGACTCCGGACCAGCCCGACCGGCTGGACCACCAGCACCTTAACACACTCAGAAAAACCCTGCACGAACTGCGCGAAAACCTGGCCCTGATCGATGAGCGAATGGCCGAATACGTGATGGACGTTGACGTGCCACTCCAGCTCGTCAAGCAGAAGCGCAAGACCACCAAGAGGCTAGAAGACCTCAACATCGAGCTCCTGCACGCCTGCCGGCCTGACGCTACCACCATCGCCACGTGGTTGACAGACTTGAGCCACTTCTCGCAACTCGTCACCAAACGCCCGCTCAGATCCTACCAGCTCGAGCCCGCTCAGGCTATCCTCGACTCAGTCCTCCACCACCGCGGCCTCACCTTCGCCGTGATGATGAGCCGCCAGGCCGGGAAAAACGAAGTGAGTGCCCAGATCGAGGCTTACCTGCTCCACCTGCACCGCAGGTTCGGCGGCCAGATCGTCAAGGCCAGCCCCACGTTCAAGCCGCAGACTACCAACTCCATCATGCGGCTGAAAGACCGCCTCGACAACAACTGGGGTAGAGGATGTGTCAAGAGCCGGGAAGGCTACATCGTCCAGGTCCAGAAAGCGCGTGCGCTCTTTTTCAGCGCAGATCCACACTCAAACGTCGTTGGGGCCACCGCCGATATCCTCCTGGAGTGCGACGAAGCACAAGACGTCAGGGCCGACAAGTGGCAGAAAGACTTTCGCCCCATGGCGGCCAGCACCAACGCCACCACAGTCGCGTGGGGCACCGCCTGGACCTCCGAAACACTCCTCGCCCAGACCATCGCGCAACTGCACCGCCTCGAGACACGCGACGGCCGCCGCAGGGTTTTCACTTATGACGCCGACGTCGTTGGCGCGGAAGTCCCACCTTACGACCTCTACGTGAAATCGGAAGTAGCCAGACTTGGGCGCAACCACCCCCTCGTCAAGACGCAATACTACCTCGAGGAAATCGACGCCCAGGGCGGCTTGTTCCCAGAAATGCGCCGGGCACTGATGCGGGGCGACCACGAGCGAAAGCACGAACCGTTACCTGGTGCGCGCTATGCGCTCCTGATCGACGTGGCCGGGGAGGACGAAACGGCCGGTGATGCGATGACGCGCATGATGATGGACAACCCGAAGAGAGACGCCACCGCCCTGACCGTGGTCGAGGTTCAAACCGAATTCGGACGGCTGCCGACGTACAGGTGTGTAGACAGAAAGCTATGGCTGGGCGTCAAGCACACGTCCCTCTTCGAGCAAATCCTGGCCCTGGCCCGCCACTGGCGCGCCGTGTGGGTCCTGGCCGACAACACCGGCGTGGGCGCAGGCCTGGCGAGCTTCCTGGAGCAGGCGCTGGGCGAGAAGCTAGTCAAAGTGACGTTCTCTGAGAGCCTCAAGAGCCAGTTGGGCTGGGATTTCGTCTCAGTCGTAGAAACTGGGCGCTACAGAGACTACGTAGACGACGAGCAGGCCGACACGCGACAATTCTGGTACGAAGTGGCAAACTGCCAGTACGAGGTTCGCCAGGGCCAAACCCAGGCCATCAAGTGGGGAGTGTGGGAATCGCCCGCCTACGACGGCCTGATCGCCTACGGGCACGACGACCTGCTGATCAGCGCCGCACTCACCGCGATGCTCGACAAGCAAGCCTGGCCAGGCACAGGACAGAGTGCAGTCGTACAAACAGAAGACGTACTTAAGAAAATAGACGAGGAAGGACAATGGTAGACCGACAACTTACCTACGAGCAAGCAATTGAATGGTGCCACGAGCACCAGGCCACCGTCACCTTCTACCGAGAACTCGACCTTGACATGGTCGCCGTCTACCACGATCCAGACCACCCGCTTGCCCAGGAACTCTCCTTCTTAGCCGCAGTACACACCGCCCGCCGCCGCCTCGCACCCCTGCCAAGGCGCCACACGTGACCGAACAGTGAGACTTTGGTAAAGAAACAGTGTGTGCTTGGTGAAGTTTCTACTTCCGACTAGATATATTATGACAACACACACCAGATTTGACATTATTTGAGAGGTTTACGTGAGAAAACAAGCACCCACCCTCGAAACAGAATTTGCCAGCGGCCACCACCTGGACGTCATCACCGGCCTCCAGCTCCTCCGCGCCAACGTCTCTGAACCCGCTGCCCTCGCAATCATCGAGACCGCCATCAGCGAGATCCGAGACCTCCGCGGCCAGATCCTCGCCATCAAACAGGCCGTCGCCATCCGCCTGGAGCAGAAGCAGAAGCAGGAAGCTCAGCTCCAGAAAGCGGCAGCCGACCTGCAGGCCAAACGTCAACAGGAAGCAACTGAGCAGGACAAGTAAATGAACATCGGACCGTACCCAACAGGACCCAACGACACGCCAGAGAACGGCATCTACACCGGCGACGCCCTCGCGCTCATCAAGGACATCCCAGACAACAGCGTCCACCTGGTGCTCGTCGACCTGCCATGGGGCATCGACTACTCCTACACCTCTGGGTACCAAGACGACCCCAAAAGCTACATTCCCTTTCTTGCCGCCATCATCGCCCAGATCAACCGCGTGCTCAAGCCCGGCTACTTCACCTTCGCCTACCAGGCCATCAAGCGCCTACGCGACACCTGGCGCTATTTCCCACCGAACAGTCGCCTCTTCGCCGCCTGTAAAGACTTCGTGCAGATCAAGGGCCTACCCGTCGAGTTCGCGTTCGACCCTGTGGTATTCTGGCAAAAGCCCGGCGCCAAGTTCCCTCTCCGCGGAATGGTGCGGGACTGGCACATCGCGAAAACTCACCTCACCCACGCCCCCGACCCGCGCCGCCAGCCCAACAAGAGAAACGCCGCCCGCCCCCTGGAAACAGTGGCGTACATCATCGCCGAAATGACCGCCCCGGGCGACCTCGTGCTCGACCCATCCATCGGCACCGGCACCACCGCCATCGCTGCCCGCGACACCGGCCGCCAGTGGCTCGGCTTCGAGATCATGCCCGAAACTGCCGACCTGGCACGCCAATGCGTTAGAGACTATGTCACCCCAGAAGCCAAGCCTTAGAACTCGCCTGGCCAAGAGGCTTTTTGGCGACGTCATTGAAGCCGCCGTCACCGCTGCCGTCACCGCACGTGTGGACGACTCGCGCGGCTGGCAGCAGCTCGGCGGCGACACAGGCACTACCGACCGCCCCTGGTCCGAGCGCTACGAAGACCTCACGGACGTCCTGGAGGCCTGGCAGAAGAACTTCCTCATCCGGCGGCTGGTCACCCTCACCCGCTCTTACGTCGTCGGCCGTGGCATCTCCATATCGTCCGGTGTGGGCGAGGTGGACGAGTTCGCCCAAGCATTCTGGAATCATCCCAAAAACCACATCTCCAGCCGGCTGGGGCCCCTGTGTGACGAGCTCACCCGCGCCGGCGAGATATTCCCCGTTCTGTTCACCAATCACGCCGATGGAATGTCATACGTCCGCTTCCCGGCCGTCGCGATCCAGGTCCGCGAGATCCACACCGACCCGGACGACTACGAGACAGAACTCGAGTACGGGCAGACACAAGGCGCAACGATCGAACTCAAATGGTGGATGGGACCCGGGCACAAGAAGGCTTTTGGGCGGCTGCGAGGCGCGCCCGGCGGCCACCTCGACCCGCTCATGCTGCACTGGTCCGTCAACAAGCCTCTAGGAGCCATTCGTGGCGAGGGAGATCTCGGACCTGTCCTGCCGTGGGCCAAACGCTACGCAGAATGGCTCAGGGACCGCGTGCGCTTGAACAGGTATCGCACCCGCCAGGGCATCATGGACGTCACGGTCTCAGACGACGCCCTGGTCCAGGAAAAACGCGCTCAGCTGACCACCTCCAACCCCCTCGAGCACGGCATCTACGTGCATGGGAAGGGCGAGACGGTAGACCTCAAGCCCCTCGAGATCAAAGCGGCGGATGCCTCCGACGACGGCATGGCGCTCAGGCTGGCCATAGCAGCCGGGGCAAACGTGGGCCTCCACTACCTGGGCGAGGGCGCCAGCGTGAATTATGCCACCGCCAAGGAGATGGGGGAGCCAACGGCGCTGTTCTACACCCAGCGCCAGGGCGAGCTCTGCGACTGCCTCGTGGACCTGGTGGCCAGCGCCTACCACCGCGCCGCCGCTCTCGGCCACGCCACGATGCCCTCAGACGGCAACCTACAGTTGAGCGCCGCCACGTTCGAGGTCGCGCGGGCCGACAACCTCCAACTCGCCCAGGCTACACTCTCTATCGTCCAGGCGCTGCAGATCGCATACGATCAGGGCTGGGTGGACTCTGAGACGGCCGTGCAACTTGCGTTCAAATTTGCCGGGGAAACGCTCACCCCCGGCCAGATCGAGAAAATACTGAGAGGCGACACCCTATGAATCCATCCGCGTTCATCTGCATTTGTCCGCGTTCATCTGCGTTCCCATCCGGAGGCCACCATGGCACTGACACATAACTCCAACGTAGCCGACAGCGAGCCCACCTGGTCAGAGGTGGACAAGACCAACCTACCCAACAACGCCTTCGCGGACTCGGGCGGCCGGCGCTACCCACACCACTGGGTGCAGAACGGCGGTGATCCAGACGACGACGGCCGCTACACCTCCGGCACCATGTACCTGCACCGAGGCGGCCTGAACGCCGCCTGGTCCGCCGCCCAGGGCGGCAGGTCGGGCGAGGAAGCCAGCACCGAGATCAAAGGCCACCTGACCACCCACCGAGCGGCACTTGGCCTCGACAAGGAAGATACCGCGCCCGCCCACGTGGCCACCGGCCATTTGCTCCTTCAACCCGCCGACCGCCGTACCCCCTCCGGACGTCGTGAGTACGACTGCGTCTACATGAAGGCCGGCCGTGTGAAACAGGCTGACCAGAACCTGGCCCCGTGGCTCATTCCCGCCAGGGCCATCCAGGAGGCTGGACACCTCTTCAACTCAGTCGCTTCCTACGTAGATCACCCTGACCTGTTCGGTTTCGGCTGGCACGACGACCCCAAGATACGCCATCTGGCCGGTGTCACGTTCGACGCACGCTGGTCCGACGAACTGCAGGCGGCCGTCGGCGGAATCAGGCTGTACGACCAGGACCCCGGCAGCCCAGGCGCCTTCATCGGCGCACTGCTCGATCAGCTTCTATCCGACCAGGCCCAGGGCCTGGAAGTTCCCAAGATTGGCCTCAGCGCTGCCTTTTTTCAAACCTACCACCTCGACGAGACCGAAGGCGTCCAGATCACCGACGCCATCCGCTACGTCGAATCCGTTGACTTCGTGTACGACGCCGGCGCCGGCGGCTACGTCCGCGCCGCTCTATCAGCCAGCGGCTGGGGCCAGGAGCCCCGCCGCGTATATCCATTAGGAGGTACAATGCCACCCGAACTCACTCACTCCCAGCCGGCACCCGCCGCTGAAACCATCGCGCCGCCGGCACCTATCACCCCGCCCGCACCCGAGCCCGTCCCGGATGCGCAGCTCCTGCTCCTGCAGGCCGTCCTCAATAACCTGCAGACCCTATCCACCCGCGTAGACGCGCTACAAGCCATTCCTACAGCGCAAACGCCTGCGGCGCCCTCGGATCCCGTCACACCGGCCATAGAGGCCCGCCTCAACACCCTGCAGGACGCGGTGCAGCAGCTCGCTGCCCTAACCGTGCAGCAAGAAGCGGCCAACACCATCCAGGCGGCTGGCCAGCCACCGCGCCTCACCGGCGGCCGTACCGGCACCGATGACATCGCCACCGCCTTCGAAGCGCTCCTCAGAGGCGTACGCCCGCCCCAGGGCATCCGGCCACTCAGTGGCATCAGGGAGATGTACCACCTGCTTTCAGGCGATTTCGAGCTGACTGGCATATTCAACCCGGACCGCGTCTACCTGGCCAACGTCACGTCTTCCACCATGGCCTCCATCTGCGCCAACGCGTTGAATAAGCAGGTCGTGAACGAGTTCGCGGCGTACCCGAAATGGTGGGAACCCGTCATCACCGTCGTCAACTTCAACAACATGCAGGCCGCCCGCTGGATCACACTCGGCGGAATTGGCCAGCTACCGACAGTCGCCGAAGGGGCCGCCTACACCGAGCTCACCTGGGACGATGCGTACGAAACAGTGGCCTTCACCAAGAGCGGCGGCTATCTCGGCATCACGATGGAAGCGATCGACAAGGACGACACCGGCCGCGTAGAAGCCGCCCCGCGCGCCCTCGCACAGGCAGCCTGGCTCACCCTGGGCAAGGCCATCAGCGACGTCGTCTTCACCACCGCCTCCAGCGGCCACACGTGCGTGGACACCGGCCGGCTGTTCAACTCCACCGCCGTCACCTCGACCGGCGGTCACGCCAACCTCGGCGCGACCGCCCTGTCCCTCACATCCTGGAGAGCAACCACACTCCTCATGATGAAACAGACCGAGATCAATAGCGGTGAGCGCCTGGCTGCACTCACCCGCCCGTACTACATCTGGGTACCCATCGACCTGGAGACCACCGCAATCCAGATCCTCGCCACCGAGCACGATCGGCTAAGTGGTGACTACAACGTGAACCCCGACGCCGAGGGAGAGACCCGCACCGCCCGCCTCGCTGAAGCACGCCGGCGCGTCATCGTCAGCCCGTTCCCGACCGACGCCAGCGACTGGGCCGCGCAGGCCGACCCACGGCTGTACCCCGGCCTCGGCGTAGGCTACCGCTACGGCGAGACGCCACAGGTCTTCAGCGTCGCGGACCCCCTGGGCGGCCTGATGTTCACCAACGACACCCTACCCATCAAGGTCAGGTACGTCACCGCCATCGGTCCAACCGACTGGCGGCCCTGGTACAAGCACGAAGTCTAAGGAGACGATGACATGGACCGCATATTTCAAGTAACCTTCCACGTACCCGGCAGCCTCGGGGCCAACCTGTCCATGAAGTGGTACGCCCCATGCGACGTCCAGCTGATCCACGTCTCGGCCGTCGCCTCCAACGACTCCGACGCTACCATGACCATCGGCACGTCCACCTCTGCCGCGGCCTACCTGACCGCCTGTGTGATCGGCGACTCCGGTACCCCGGTCGAGAAGACCAGGACCGACTTCGTCGGCTCCCAATACCCACACGTCACGCACGACACCATCATGGCCGTGGCACTGGACTACGACGGCTCCTCGGGCACCGCTGCCCAGAACGTCACCATCGTCCTAACCTTCACGGAGGGATGACATGGACAGAATCTGGCAAGTTTCCTTCCACGTCGCCGGCACACTCACGGCCGACCTCGACATCAAGTGGATCATGCCGGTAGACTGCCAACTCATCCACGTGTCAGCCGACAACTCTACCGCCTACGCCGCGGGCCTGTCGTTGGGCACCTCCACCGACGCCACCGCCTATCTCACCAAGTGCAACATCGGGGTGAGTGGCGCACCCGTCGAGAAGACCAGGACGAACTTCGTAGGGACGCAGTACCCGCACATTACACACGACACCATCATCGCCATCGCACTGGACTTCAACTACAACGGCGGCGGGGCGGCCAACGCGTCCGCCGACGTCACACTCGTTTTGACCTTCGCGGAGGGCTGAGGCCACGCGAGGTTTTGGTCGATCCTCCTCGAGTGGGGGAGCGGGCCGAGGAAGCCCGCTCCCCCAGGGAGGCAAGGAGCATACCATGGAGCTAAACTTGAACGATCCGCGAGCACAGCACGCCATCGCCGCCCTGTGCATCACGCTGCCCATCTACCGCGCCGACGTCGCAGACGACGGCGTGATCACCTTTTACCTCTACGGAGGCCAGCGACCCACCTGGTCGCCACCCAAACCCAAACCCGCGCTTCGATCAGAGCCAACCCGCGCCATTGCTCAGCCCTCAGCTGAGCCACCTACGCAAGCCACCCCTCCCGCCCCGAAGCGCCGCACTAAGAAGGAGGTTCTCGAAGATGAACCAATTCGGTAGACCTACACTCAAAATGCTGGCGCTGATCAGCATCATATCTCTCCTCATCTCCAGTACTCTCATCGGCTGCCAGAGGCAACAGCCCGTCACCATCGAAGACGTGCCGCCCGACCAGATCGTCGCGTTGGGTGTCACGCACTTCAGCGGCATGGCCATCGAGGGCACCGAGACGGACGAGCTCATAGTGGACCAGACGTCCACCGGCGACATAGTCGAGTTCCGCGACAACGGCACGTCCGTGTGGCGCCTGGCCGACGGCGGTGCGATCACCTACGCCGGCAACCAAACCATGACCGGCAACTTCGTCGTGAACGGAACGACCGAGCTCAACGGCACCGTCACCCTGGAGAACGATGAAACCCTGGTGAACTCTACGAACGGCACAATCGGCGTGACCGTGCAGTCAACCGGAACCCTGAACGTCCTGACCGGAAACCTGGCTGTGGGTAACGGCACACCGTCCACCACGCAAAACGGGGAGGACGGCTACGTGGAAGGCATGCTCGAAGTGGACGGCACCGTAGACGTCGCCTCCGCCGCCCGGGTCAGCAGCCTGATCATCACCGGTACCGCCGACATTGGGGGCGACGTAACCCTCCAGAACGACGAGACCATATCCAACGGCACCAATGGCACTGTGGGTGTCACTGTAGACGCCGCAGGAAGTCTCAACGTTCTCACCGGCAACCTCCGAGTTGGCAACGGTACGCCGTCAACCACCCAGGACGGCGAGGACGCGTACATCGAGGGCATGCTCGACGTGGACGGGAACGCTGGCTTCGAGGGCAACCTGTACGCCAATGCCGCCATCATTACCACCACCCTCGACGTCGCTGGCGGAGACATAACCCTCCAGAACGACGAGACCGTCTCGAACAGCACCAATGGCACCGTCGGCATCACCGTGGACGCCGCAGGAAGCCTCAACGTCCTAACCGGCAACTTCCGAGTTGGCAACGCAGAGCCAAGCGTCGCACTCAACGGCGAGGACGCCCTCATCGAAGGTACCCTGGAAGTTGGCGGGGCCACCACTCTCAGCAGCACCCTGAACCTCCAGAACGCTGAGACCATAGCCAACAGCACAAACGGAACGATCGCCATGACAGTCCAGTCCACCGGCACCGTCAACGTCCTGACCGGAAACCTGGCTGTAGGGAACGGTACACCCTCGACCACCCAAAACGGCGAGGACGCCTACATCGAGGGCATGCTCGACGTGGACGGGAACGCCGGGTTCGAGGGCAACGTCTACCTCAACGTCGGCGTAGTCACCACCACCCTAACGGTTGGCGGAGCCACCGAACTCAACAGCACGGTGACCCTGCAAAACGACGAGACGATCGTCAACAGCACGGACGGCACCATCGGCGTCACGGTTCAATCCACCGGCACGCTCAACGTACTCACCGGGAACCTCGCAGTCGGCAACGGCACGCCCTCGACCACGCAGGACGGAGAAGACGCCTACGTGGAGGGCATGTTCGAGGTTGACGGAGGGGCCGCCTTCGCAGGCAACCTGTACGCCAACGCCGCCATCGTCACGACCACGCTCACCCTGGCCAGCGCCACCGTGTGGATCACCGACGCCGGCATCATCGTACCCAGCGCCACCTTCGTCAAACTCCTATCCGGCGACACCGTGACGATGACCGACACCACCACACCCATCAGCGCAGGCACCACCACCGGCCAGCTCCTCATCATGGAGAACACGAATGGGGCCTACGTCATCAACATCGACGGTACCGGCGGCAACGTCAAGTGTACCGCCAACATCGCCCTGACCGCACTCGACGTCGTCACCCTCCTGTGGGACGGCACCGAGTGGGTCTGTCTGGCCCTGTACGTCAACGCATAAGAGGTACAGTTGAAGGTACTAGGGTTCTGCGCTCTATCCTTCGAAGCAAGCGTGAGACGGGCGGCGGGAGTGAAACCGCTCACCTCGCCGCCCATCATCAAAGAGACCTTCGAGCCGGTCTGGCTAGAGGGGTATGACTTCATCTACTTCAAGTTGCACGGTTTCACGTCACAACCGTACTGGTACGGCGACGGCTACCTGACAGCGATCAGCGCTCACCAGATCGCCCGGGCTAACCTCGAGAACACCATCATCTTCGTCGCCAACTGCCACCTGTGCGAGAAGATCAACGGCGACATCATACCCAGCCCCATGCTAACCGCCCTACTCGACGCCGGTGCCAGGTGTGTCGTGGGAGGCCCCGGGCAGAACTATGCCGCCAAGATTCGGCTGGTCGGCGCAGACCTCCTGGGCTTCTACTTCCGCATCCTCGTCACCTTCCCCAGAATCACGCCGGATTTCGCCTTCCGCGCCGCCCGCGCCCGCTTCGCACTCACTAACGACCCGGTGGCCACCGACACTCTAGCCTTTCGCTATTTCACCCGCCAGAACGGCACCATCGCACAGGAGGACGTATGATCGACCGCACTACCATATCTACCGGCGCCGCCGTCGGGGCCAACGGATCTGCCACCGCCACCGGCTACAGCCCACACATCATGGGCAAGATCCTCAAGGTCCACGTGGCCTACAAGGACAGCCCCCCGGTCGGCACGACCGACCTGTACCTGTACGAGGCGGAGGACCCCAACGCCACCGAGTACATCGTCAACCTCCAGAACGCCGCTACTGACCTCACAATGTACCCGCGCCGCGCAGTGGTCACCAGCCTGAACGCCGCCGTCGTCTATGCCGCCAACATCAACGTTCACGAGCCATTCGTCGTGTGCGGCCGGCTGGCCGCCAAGATAGACGGGGCCAACGCCGCCGATTACGTGGAGGTGACGGTGTGGTTCGAAAGCTAAAACAACGGGTGGCCATCTCTATCCTGGCGCTGCTGCCCCTGATCGTGGGATTCATCATCTACCTGCCCATCGTCCGCACTTCCGACCACCGCCACCCCTATCTCCACCCGACACCGGGCTTCATCACGCCAAAGCCACCCGATCTCTCAACGCTCACACCAAGACGATGACTACTCTAAATCTCCAGGTCGCCGCAAGCGCCGACGACGGCGAGCAAGGCGACGCTACTTCCCTCCTCACCGGCACATACATCCGCTGGTATCAAGGCAGCACCTGTTACGGGGGGTTCCGTTTCGTCCCGGGCGCCAGTATCCCCATCGGCTCCACCAACATCAGCGCTGTCTTTTCCTACAAGTATACTCACACGGATTACGACACGCTCACCGCCACCGTGTGGGCCCAGGATGCCGCCGGACCACTGCAATTTACCACCGACGACAACAACATCTCCGGCCGCACGCCAACCACCGCCACCGCCGCTATCAACGAGACAGATGCCGGCACCGACTGGAGAACACTCGACGTTGCCTCCATCCTCCAGGAACTTGCCACCTCCTACACCATCACCGCCATCGCTATCATCGTCTACGACGCTACCTCAGACAGCGCTCGTTGGACCACCTGGGACGGCAACACGAGCAACTGTCCCAAACTCGACATCGAATACACCGCCCCGGCCGCCGGGGTTCCCCGCCACGCCGCCTACTACCACCGCAGGAGAACCACCTGATGCTGATCCTACGCGAGGACACCGTCGTAACCGTACAGATCGGGCCATTCGTGGACGCCACCGACGGCGCAACCGCCGAGATCGCGCTCACGATCGACCAGGGTGACGTCCACCTCAGCAAAAACGGCGGGGCTTTCGGCAACAAGAACGAGGCGACCGCGTGCACGCACGACGCCGAGCATAACGGGTGGTACACGTGCCCGTTAGATGCCACGGACACGAACACGGCCGGCGTCCTGATCCTGGCAGTCAACGAAGCCGGTGCCCTGCCGGTCTGGCACGAGTTCATGGTGATGCCCACCCAGGTGTGGGACTCACTATTCAGCACCGACGTCCTTCAGGTACACGCCATCGAAATCACCAACGGCCTCATCACGGCTGCCGCCATCGCCGACGCCGCCATAGACGCGGCCACCTTCGCCGCCGGTGCCATCAACGCTGCTGCCATCGCCGCCGACGCCATCGGCGCATCCGAACTGGCCGCTGACGCCGCTACCGAAATCGCCGCCGCCGTGTGGAACTCACTCGTAGCCTCATACACAACTAACGTCACCTTCGGCAAGTACCTGGGAGGCGCGCCTGCCGGCGCAACCTTGGCGGCTGACGTCGTGGACCTGCACACCGACGTGGGTACCGCCATCACCGCAATTGGCGACGTCCACGCTACCGACCTGCCAGATATCCATACCGATGTCGCCGACTTACACACCGACCTCGTCACCGCCATCACCAACATCGGAGACCTGCATACGGACGTGGGCACGGTCCACACTGATGTGGATGCCATCCTTGCCGACACGAACGAGCTCCAAACCGATTGGGTGAACGCCGGGAGATTAGATGCCATCCTGGATTTAATCCTGGCCGATACCGCTGAACTGCAGACTGATTGGGTGAACGCAGGACGGCTAGACGCTATCCTGGATTTAATCCTGGCCGATACCGCTGAACTGCAGACTGATTGGGTAAATGGCGGACGGCTGGACCTGCTCTTGGACGGCGCTACCGCTCCAACTGCTGCCACCGTAGCCGCCGCCGTGTGGAACTCACTCGTAGCCTCATACACAACTAACGTCACCTTCGGCAAGTACCTGGGAGGCGCCCCCGCTGGCGCAACCCTGGCCGCTGACGTCGTGGACGTACACACCGACGTAGGCACCGTCCACACCGACGTGGACGCCATCCTGGCCGACACGAACGAACTGCAGACCGATTGGGTCAACGCCGGGAGACTCGACGCCATCTTAGACCTCATTCTAGCCGATACCGCTGAACTCCAGACGGACTGGGTGAACGGAGGACGGCTGGACCTGCTCCTCGATGCAGTCACACCCGGTATCACCGCTGCCGTCGTTGCCGATGCGGTCTGGGACGAGCTATCCACCGGCCACGTCACCGCAGGCAAGGCCGGCACCCAACTATGGACCGACATAGACGCAATCCTGGCAGGGCCTGGGGGGATCAAGTTCGTCTACACCCTCACCGACTCCGTCACTGCCAACCCAATCGCCGACTGCCTGATATGGGTCACTACCGACACTGCCGGCACCAGCAGGGTGACCAGTGCGCGCACCGACGCCCTGGGCCAGGTCACCTTCTACCTGGACGCCGGCACCTACTACATCTGGCGACAAAAGTCCGGGTACGCTTTCGTCAATCCGGACACGGAGGTGGTCGCATGAACGAACGCCCCTCACTGATACACCACGTCCTGGCCGTAGCCCTGTACATCGCGCTCATCGTCCCCTACGTTGCACTCTACGCGACGTGCCCACCGTAAGGGAGAACCATGAGTAAATCAGACAGCCGCCACTCGGAGCGACGCCCCAACCCACCCACCGATCCGCGTCTCCCCACTCCCACCACCACCGCGCTCCTCACCATCATACTTCTACTGGTCATCGCCAGCCTATTCATCCTCAGACTCCTGGGAGTGCCCAAATGAGCGGCAACAACGGACGACCCAAACGACCGCACGTCATCGGAATGCGCCACGACTACTCACCTCCCGACCCCATAGGCATCGTCATGGCCATCATGATTGCACTCATCATCTGCCTATCCTGCAGCAGCCTGGCCGCCGCCATCGCCAGCATCGTCATCAGAGGAGCACCGTAGTTGGCCACCGGATCAGGAACAGGGACACCAGTAACCGGGGGAGGGTCTGCTACACTCACCTCCCTACGCCTACGTGTCCGCACCGCCCTGGAAAACGCATCTGGATTCACAGACCCACTCGTCGTCACCGCATCGAGCGCTACCCTCACGACTCTACGTGACCGAGTGGAGGCATACCTGCAGGACTCCGGCAACACGCGCTGGACCACCGGCGACCTGGACGAGGCCATCGCGCAGGCCGTAGATCAGTACAGCCGTCAGAACCCGTGCTCCGCGCTCGGCACCATCACGCTTTCCGCGAACGGCCGCGAGATCAGCCTCTCCAGCCTGACCGGCATTTTGCGCGTAGAACAGGTGTGGTGGGACTACGACTCCACCACCCCCGGCTACCCACCCAACTACCGGCAGTTCAAGGTCCTACCCGGCGCACTCCTGTACGTGGACGACCCCTTAGAGCCGCAGTCGGGCGACGTCGTCCGCGTATGGTACAACAAACGCCACACGCTCAACCTCCTCGCATCTGCCACGGCTACGACCATCCCAGACGAGGATATGTCCTACGTCGTCATCGGAGCCGCCCACTTCGCTGCGCTCTCCCGCGCGGTCGAGCTGACCGAGAGCATGACCGTAGACCACGACGTGGTCAAACGCTTGAGCGAGTGGGCCGACAACGCCGGGAAGAACTTCAGGTACGGCATGGCCCAGTCCCCACCCGCCTGGCAGCGCTACGCCTACGGCTACGACCAGGACGACATAGACGAGGCGATCCACTGGGCACTCCATCGCTACAGCGAGGTTAGTCCTGACCGCACCGAGACCAGCCTCACCCTGGCCGCCGCCGGGCGAGAGGTGGACATCTCCTCGATCACCGACTACATCCAGATCGAGAAAGTCTGGTGGGACTACGACGCAGCCGACCCCGCGTACCCGCCCGACTGGAGGAATTTCGAGCAGTGGCCCGGGAACATCCTGTTCATCCGCAGCGGCAGCGAGCCCGCTACCGGTGAGGTGGTCCGCGTCTTCTACACCCGCCTGCATTCCATCGATGGCCTGGACTCTGCCTCCACCACCACCATCCCAGACGACGCAGAGACGTTGATCTTCACCGGCGCCTGCGGTTACGTGGCCCAGGAACGCGAGCAGGAGCAGCCGGGCCGAGGCGTGCCGACCAAGCTCAGAGAGTGGGCAGACATCCGCCTCAAGGAGTTCGAGCGCGGACTAGAACGGTTGAGCCGTCGCCTGGCCACTCGTCATTCAGGAATTGCACCCGGGCCAACACTCGACAGATACGAGGACGGCAGCGGATGGGCATGATGGACATTTGCCGAAGCTCCAATACCCACATTCACCCAACGGTGATACAATGAACGCTAAACCCAACGAAAGGAGACCCACATGCAAAGCGTTCGCCATATCACCGCCATCGTACTCGTCTTTCTACCGCTCGTCTTTTCAGGAGCTCAAGGTATGATCGCGAACAAGGAGTTCATACAACGAGATTGGCTCAGACCGGGCATGAACGTCTACCGCAACCCAGGTGACCTATACTCACTCACCGCTCTCCTCCCGGACGAGCACGGCCTGCTAAAGCGCATGGACGCCTGGTCCAGCCCAGTGGACCTCGGGACCGGCATCGTCAAAGTCCGCGGCGGATTCTGGGACGACGCAAACAACCGCTACGTGGTCATCGGGCAGGACAAAGCCACACCCGCAGACAAACTCGTCTGCACCTACTTCTCCAGCGCCTGGGTCCTCAAAGGGACCGTGTACGACCTGAGCGCAGCAACCACAGGCCTGGGCGGAAAAGACCAACTCAACGTATCCTACTGGGGCGGCGACCTGTACGTGATCGGGGCCGACTCCAAAGTCTACCGAGGCAGCGACTACACCGCAGGCCTGGCGGCGTTTTACGCCACCGCCGACGCCTGGATCCTGTTCCCCGCCGGTGACAGGATGTACATGGTTACCACCAGCGGCCTGGTCTACACCCTCAACGCCGCCGACAACGCCTTTGCTCTGCACTACGATCCCATCGCCGCCCTGGACATTCAATATGCAACCGCCTTCCGAGGATATCTACTCCTCTTCGCCCGGGGTGACGATGGCACCATGAGCATCTACAGGTTGCCAGACGCCGCCACCGAAACACCCAAGGCCATGCAGGAGCTAGCCCACGTACCCGGCTCGGGCGACCTGCCAGACTATGGTCTGCTCTTCACCAACCATCAAGACAAGATCTACTTTTCCCCCGGCCGGCAGCCAAGGTTCGACTCGAACCGCGACATACCCATCTACAGCTTTAACGGCAGTCAAATAACACGTGCCGCCGTCATCACCGCAACGGCCGTGAGCGCCTCAGAGGCGGTTGGTCTCACTTCCTGGCAAGACCAACTGCTCTTCTACGCCCTGGACACCGGGGGCGACCAGGTCCTAAAAATCATGGTCGGAGACGGCTTCGCCGACCTACCCACCATCAGCCCGGCCGTAACCGCCAGCTACGTCCCCTGGCTCGGGGTCATGGGAACGTCCGAGATCGTAATGTCGGGAAACGACGCCTCCAGCGGCGAGGGTGTCTACCACATCGGCGGCACACACGAGATGGGCAACACCGACCTGGCGGACGGCACCCTGGTCACTGCCTGGATGGATATGGGATTCCCGGGCAAAGAGAAGTACCTGAACTCGATCACCGTCCTCTTGACCGCCGCCAACGCCAACGTGGAACCCGAAGTTTATTACCGCGTCAACGGGGCCACCGACTGGACCACCGCCACCACCACCGCCAACGTCACCCGGGCCAACGCCGAGAACCTCAAAACGTCATTCTTCACACTGCAGGTACGCGTGATCATAGACGACAACAACACCACTGCCAGCAAGCAAGACATCAGGATCGACACCATGAGCGTCCGATACTCGATTGCGGAGTAGACCCAAATGACCCACGTCAGCCGCTACCAAATGTACACCAACCTGACCAAATACACCGTATTCGCCCACGGCCAGGCCCTGGCCATCAGTAGATCCACTCGCCTCTGCAACGTACTCGGCTACCCCACAGGCAGTACATCGACCGCCGACTACCCCGCCTACGACGTCACTCAACTCGACCTGCCTCCTGACAAGTTCGACTGCACGGCCGCCGACCAGGTCCTGGAGCACGTCGCCGGCAACCCCGCCACGGCCGTGGGTGAGATGTTCCGCGTCACCAAGCCAGGCGGTCTAGTCGTCATTACTTCCTGCTGCCTCAACCCGATCCACCAGGAGGATCCCGGCGACTATTGGCGCTTCACGCCCCAAGGCCTACGACTTCTGGCAAACCCACACGGCCAGGTCCTCGAAGCGGCCGGCTGGGGCAACCCACTCGTTTGCCTGTGGGTGGCACTACGCCGCCACCAGGTCCCTGCCAACCCCTGGCACCCCCTCCACCGCATCGCCACCGCCAACTGGCCCGCCTGGCCCCTCGTGGTCTGGGCAGTCGCCCGTAAAAAGGAGAACCCATGATGGACCCGCCACTCTCCCACGCCGATCTGCCCGATTGCGGACGAACTACCCACTTCGTGATCGACGAACAACTCCCCACCGCCGACGAGAAGCAGAAGCTGCAGGTCATCGCCATCGATGCACCCGTAGTCGTCGCCGGGGCACGTGACGAGACCGAGGGCGCACTCAAGGCACTGCTCACCGTCCTGGCCACTCTCGGCCTGATCACCGATTCGACCACTGCCTCATAAGGAGCACTATGCCCGACCCCGTACTCGATCTATCGCAAACACCTGCCCGGCTCGAGATTCACGCCGGGCCAAATCGCTACCTCTTGGAAATCTCCGGGGTTCACCTGTGGCCTCTCCTCACCGAGCCCGACCCACCCCTGTGGGTGCTACCAGTGGGAAGCGAAAAATACCCGCACTGGGCGTGGTACTGCGCTCAGGCGCACACCTGGACCAAGGCCAGGCCCACCGGCCACACCGGGCTGGACATCAACGTCCAGCTCGGAGGCAAGGGCGACGTGGACTTCCACGAGCCGATTTACTTCGTCGCCAGCGGCAACGTCTGCCAGGTCGGCCAGTCCGCCGGGTGGCTGGGCGTCGTCGTCGTCCAGCACCAGCACGACGGCAACCCGATCTGGTTCAGGTACGCCCACCTCGATCCGGCCACGATCAACGTCGAGGCCGGCCAGTACGTCACCCCGGCCCAGACCGCCGGTCTGATCGGGGCGTTTCCTAACGGAGGTGACCACCTGCACCTGGACGCCGCCCTATCACCTTTCAACTGGAACGCCTACCGGGATCCCAACGTCCAATGGACCGACCCACGCAAGATTCTGGAGGCGCACGTAGCCCCGTTCATCGTAGGCCAGATGCTACGAGACAAAGACAGCGCCACCACTTGACAACCAGGCCGGCCGTGCTACAATACGCCCACCTACGGCGTGGCTCACCCCCGCGCCACATTTGCCAAGGCCCCGACCACCCCGCCCAAGGTCGGGGCCTTCGGTTTCCCCCAACTCCGAACACCTGTTCTATTGACAAGCCCTACGTTTCATGCTATACTTGTTCTACATTCAACACCACCAGAAAGGGCAACTGATGGACAACAAACCAACTCCGCAAGATGACGCACTGATCTTCACAGACGAAGATCGACCGCGCTATAAACTACCGGCCGACCATGCCTCCATCCTCACCCAACCAGATATTTATGAGCCCCGCCCAGAACCGCAAAGCTACAAACTACCGCCCGACCACGCCGCCACCCTCAACACCACCGAAGCCGCCGACAGACTCGGCGTCACCCCAATGACCGTATCGCGCCTGTGGCGCGAGGGATACCTGCAGGGATACAAACTCACCCCGGGCAAGAGAAACAGCCCGCTCCGGATCTACGTCGAATCCATCCAACTTCTACTAACTGAACGTCACCTCAAATCCATCCAGCGCCTACTCACCGAAGACAACTCCAACCCCGCCGACATCCTTCTAGCCGAACAGGACAAATAGAAAAAGCCGCCAGGCCCGTACAGACCTGGCGGCTCACTGCCCCCTCGGGCTCTCCGCACATTTACAAACTTTCACACGAGAGGGCTCCCGGCCACGACCGGGAGAGCGGGCGATGGGATTCGAACCCATGACATTCAGCTTGGGAAGATAGCGTTCAGGGAGAATGTTAGCTTAGATAGCTAACGTTCACCCCCAGGGCGCTTGTGGTCGATCTGCGCCAGGGGCGATGCCCGGCGATGCGCCTCGACCAACTCCGGCAGTTCAGGGTCCGTGTAAATCCTCGCCGTGGTGGTGACCGACGCGTGCCCGAGAATCTTCTGCAGCATCCGCAGCGGACCGCCCCCGTTGATGAAGTGGTTCGCAAAGGTATGCCGCAGAAGGTGCCAGCGCAGGTGAGGAAGACCGGCGCGCTTTTTGAGGCGGTGCATCATCGTCTGGATACCGTTCACCGTGAACGGTCCTCCACCCGAGGTGATGAACACCTGCTCAACAGACACCGCCGGCCGCAGCACCAACCACGCCGCCAGCGCAGTGACGGTCACCCCGCCAATCGGCACATCCCTTTCCTTACTGCCCTTCCCCAGCACGCGCACCGTGGCCCGGTCCAGATCCACACCATCCAGCCGTAGACCCATGATCTCTCCCCGGCGCAAGCCACTGTCCACCGCCAGGCAGATCATAGCCAGGTCCCGGGCCGCGTTCCCCCCGCGCTTGATCGCCTCCAGGAGGCGTTCCACCTCCTCCAGGCTCAGACGAGGAGACTTGCGCTGGGGCACACGCGGGCGACGAACCCGCACCATCGGGCTGACCTCCAGCCCGCCCTCTCGTACAACCCACGTGAAAAACGTGCCAAGTGACCTGTAGACCTGGTCCAGGTAGTAAGGCGAGTACGGCTTCCCGTCCCGCCGATGCAGGCCGGCCAGGTAAGCGCGCACCACGTCACCGCCCACCGACTCCACCCGCACCACCCCCACGCTCGTTGTGAAGGCACCCAGATGGTACGCATAGAGCGCGCGCGTACCGGCAGCCAGGGCGTAACAGTCCGAAAGATAGCGGTCCACCCACGACGTGAGCACTTCCAACCCCCAAGCCCATGACGCAACAAAAAACGGCCACTCGACACGCACTGAGTAAGAACCCACCCCTGCCTCAGGCAGGAGTAAGATCCGACCGAGTGCACGTTGACGGCCGCTGTGACATTGTGGTCCTCGATGTGCTTCGATGATGCGGGGAGGGCTGACGCTGCCCAAGTGACAGCCCTTCCCAGCAATTATACAACCAGACCAGAAAAGGACAATAGAACAGATGAGCGAAAACGTGATACGCGCACTTTTCTGCTTCACCGGCCTGTCCATCGGCGCTGTCATCGGCTGGCTCGTCCGCGTTCTCCTGGCCGAGGCCAACCAGCGCCTCGACCAACATCAGGAGCCGCAATGAAAGTCACGATCAACACCAACCAGATCACACGCGCAGCGCTCATAGCCGCAGCATACGCCAGCGCCGTCCTCGCCTTCGCCCCCATCTCCTACGGCATCTTCCAGCTACGCGCCGCCACCCTGATCAAGTCCCTCGCCATCCTCCGACCCGAGTTCGCCGCAGGATTCGCCATAGGCAACCTCATCGCCAACCAGGCCAGTCCCTTCGGCATCTACGACTGGGGCATCATGCCCCTGTTCGACCTGGCCGGCGCATACACCGCCTATCGCCTCCGCACCCGTCCATGGCTCGCTGTCCTCACCCAATCTCTGATCATCGCCGCCGGAGTGGCCACCTTCCCTCTCGGGCTGGGCGCACATCTACCCTGGCTTCTCTCATTCACATCCGTCTTTCTCTCAACCCTGGCACTCATCACCGCCGGCACCATCGTGCTCGTCCCGGCAGTCAAGGCGGTGCTCAAGTGACCATGCTGCTCCTCCCCGGCAACGCCACCCAACTGATACAAGAACTGAACCCAGCCAATCCCACACACTACGGTTGGCTCCTAACACCACGCAGAACTTTTACAAAGCAATCCACCCACGGCCTCCACTATGCCGTGGACAACGACCGCTACAGCATGGGCGACCAGTGGAAACCTGACGTCTTTTTCCGCGCCATCCTCCGCATCCGCGAAGCCCATTCGCTCACAAAGTGCCTGTTCGTCCTTGCCCCAGACACACCCTACGATGCCCCCGCCACACTCCGCCAGTTCCAATATTGGGGCCACGTCATCCGCGCCCTGGGCTTCCCCGTCGCACTCGCCGCCCAGGACGGACTCGAGAACCTTCCAATCCCCTGGAGTCACTTCGACGCACTGTTCATCGGCGGATCCACAGACTGGAAACTCGGGTCCGCCGCGACCGACCTCATCCGCGAAAGCAAGGAAAGAGGTAAGTGGACCCACGTAGGAAGGGTAAACTCCACCTTCCGCGCCTCGCGCCTCATTGAGCCACCCGACTCAGTGGACGGCACCGCCTGGGCCAAACACCCAGCCCACTACGCCAAACAGTGGAGGCACTGGATCGAGGCCCGTCAACCCCAATTCACTGCCACTCTATGGAGCCTACAATGACCCAACCCGACCTCTGGCCCAACATGCTCGAGCAACTCAAGCTGCAGATGACCCAGGCAACGTTCGACACCTGGTATACCGATTCCTCCGCAGTCCTATGCGGAAGCACATTGACCATCACCGTCAAGAACGGCTTCGCCAAGGATTGGCTCGAAAACCGCGCCGTGCCAATCATTAAGCGCACGGCGGCACGCGTCTACGGCAAAGCCCTCGACGTCGCGTTCACCGTCGAGCACCAACCGACGACACTCCGAGACGAGAGGAAACTCGCAGGCCCTCCCGCAGCAATTGGACCCGGGGCGGCCACCAGCAGCCGCCCCGGGGAAGAAGAAGTAGTAGCGGCGGACGACCTCCGCCTTCCTCCATCCGCTCGGTTCGCCATCGAGCTGATCGAGTTTAATCCCCAAGAAGCCGGCTTCGTCCAGGTATCCAACTACGCACTACAATTCTGGCAACCCCTGGTCGGGCCCACTGCCTTTGCACTCTGGCTCACCCTGAGATCCTTCCCCGCCGCATGGGCAGAACACGTCAAACCAGACTGGCCAAGCATCCAGACAATGGCCGACATCTGCGCCAGGCACGACCGCCACAAGATCCTCGGCCGTGCCCCATGGAGCAACCACGCGCGCACAGTCGGCGCCCTCGAGACACTGGAACAACACAGAATCGTGTGGCCCCGCCGCTACGGCACCAATCGCCAGACCTACTACGTCTTCAAGGTCCTCAACACCCTCCCACTGCTCACGCCCACCCAGATCGCCACCCTCACGCCCCGCCTCCAGGCACGACATGCCCGCCAACTCGAGCGCGCCAAGGTGAACTACGACGAATGGCAGCAGTTAACTCTCCCTACGCTCGCCCCTGCCAACGATTTGCTTATGGCGGGTACATAAGCAAATCCCCGCCCTTATGGCGGGTACATAAGGCCCTTATGGCGGGTACACAAGGCCCTTATGGCGGGTACACAACATTAGTATACTAAAGACTTAAACACTTACCTAATCTAGAAAAAGACTAAAGGAGACCATCGAAATGCCAACAAACCGCCAGGACCCCCCGCCCGCCTGCATCGTGCTCATCCTATCTACCCTGTTCCTATTCGGTATTCTGTACAACGCCCTCGTGACGTGGCTCGAAGACCACCACTACGACCGCGGTTACACCGCCATCCTGGTGATCGGCGGCAGTGCGGTCACCATCGCCGGGGCCGGCCACCTGGCCGGCTGGAGGGCCACCCTGTGGACCCTAGCCTGCTTCGCAGTCAGTGGCACGCCGATGACGATCGGCAGCATCTGGAGACACTGTCAACAGCAAAGAACGGCCGAGATGATCCAGAACCACCGCGCCCTATCGACCAGCAGGAGGCGCGACCATGAAACGCACAGACCGCCTGAAGCTAACGGGTAGCACCGTCCGGCGAAAGCTGGACGCCATCCGAAATGCCAACGACACAATCCATGAGGAAGCAGACGCCATGCGGCAACTACAAAACGCCAACGCCGTCACGCCCACCGAGGTGTACCGCATGGTGGCCAGCATCGAGGGAGCGCTCATCGAGCAGCTGAGGGCACTCGACGCCCTCACCCAGATACTCAAGGAACGACAATGATCCTAAACACGCAAATCAACCCGGGCGCCAGCGTACCCGTGAAATACAGAAGGGATCACCACCTCCGCCGCTACCTGGGCTTCACCGAGACCACCTTCCAGCACCATGCCAAAACTAACCTGCTCTTCCTGGCCCACCTGCTCCACACACACACGGCAGCCGGTCAAACCGTGTTAGACCCAATGGGAGGCAGCGGCTCCGTCCTGCTGGCCGCACTCACCGGCCACCCCGTGATCAGTGGAGACGTGGAGACCATCTGGTGCGAACTCCAAAGAGACAATGCTTTCCGGATCTGCGCGGAAAGCCTGTTCTGCGCGCCGGTCCACGTCGCACGCTGGGACGCTGGCCACCTGCCACTGGCCGACAACACCATCCCCGTGATCATCACCTCCCCACCGTATTTCGATGCTTTCTCAGACTGGAACCACAGCGCTGGTAGCCAACTCTCCTACAACGTCGGTCCAACCGGCGACTGCTACGGGTTCGACCCAAGGCAGATCGCCAACGTGCACGTCTACGAGCAATACCTGAAGGTCATGGTCCAGGTCTACCGTGAGTACAAGCGCGTCCTCCGCCCGGGTGGGACTCTCGTTTTGATTCTGGGTGACAAGGTCCACAAGTCAAACGTGGTGCCAGTAACGCGCGACAACGAGACCCTCTGCCACGCCAACGGCTTTTCACTCATCGGCCGTGAGCAGCGCCAGACCATCCCCTCCCGCTACCGCCGCATCAACAGACAACACAACCCAGATTACCCACTCATCGAGACCGAAACCGCGCTCGTGTTCCAAAAGGTAGACGACCAGTGGCCACCACCCACCCGGCACATCTCTATCATCCAGGCGCCAAGCTCCGATAGTGCACCTGGTAGACAACTCTTCGAAAAGCAACTGTGCTGGGCAGACCATCACGCCCGCCTCACCCTAATCCTGAACGGTCCAGGTGCAGCCAGACCCTATCACGTTGCCGACTACGTGCTAAACCCCGTGTGGCGTGACGTCCCCGCCAACGCACGACGTCGCGCAGAATGGGCTTTCGAGGTGGTCCGTGAGCTCATCAGCACCGGTGACGTCCACGCCGGTGACGTGGTCCACCTGCACGTGAGCCACGACTACGCTCCCTACCTCGAGCGACGCCTGAAGACCATTGGCGCCGACGTCGAGATCCCGACCGAGCATTTGAACTTCGGCCAGAAGCTGGCCTGGTTCACCAACGAAACGAAAGGAGACCTATGAAGAAAACCGCCCACTCCATCTACAGAGAAGCACTTGGCATCACGACCGGAGACGTCATCACCACCTCCTACAAATCCGGCCCGTACGTCGTCAAGCAGATCACCGGACCCTACCAATCTCAAGAGACGTTCGCCTACCTCACCATCTGGCCCTATCCCGTCATCTCCCTCACCCTCTCCTACGCCGACCCCTCTCTGACATCTACCGCCTACATCAACCACGTTCACCGAGAACCAGACGGCCGCTACCTGACAGACACGCACGACGAGATCTTCGTCCACAAACCTGCCCAGCCACTGCCGGCCCAACTGCCACTCTCGACCTCTGCCACGTCACCAGAGTACCCATACCAGCCGGGCGTTGACTACCGTGCCGGGGACAGCCGCGTATGGCATTGCCGAGACTGCGACAGAGACTTCAACGCCGAGAAACAAGACCGCCACTGTGGCCCGCCCTGCCCCTACTGCACCAGACGCTATCCAACCATCGCTATCCCCATCATCGTGATGGGCAACGGACAATCCGGAAACGACTACATCAGATCACTTAACGCTTAACGCTTAACTTGAAAGGAGACCAGATCAATGACCGCTACGAATCAGCAAGAAACCCGCCTCATCGGATGGGACCCCGGCCACGGCGACAGCAAGGCAGCCGAGGTCCAACTCCGGCCCACCACCCAAGGCACCGACGAACTCCAGATGATCACGTACGCCATCCCGGCCGTCGTCGGAATGGGCAGCACCACATCCACGGGCGCCCTCAACCTGGCCGGCATCGTCCGCAGCGGACGCGACCGCGCCCGCCCGCACGTCGTCACGCTCGACGGCATCTCCTACCTGGTCGGCGAAGCGGTGGACCTGTACGCCAGACCCATCGAGCGCATGGACTTCGACAGGTTCGTCCAGGGGCCAGAAACCAAAGCACTCCTGTGGGCTACACTGTGGCCCCTCATCGACGGCGGCTCCCACCGTGCTGCCATCGCGATCGCTCTGCCGGTCGAAATAATGCTCAACGCAGACCAAGCGCACGCCACCGAGGCCGGCATGCAGGCATGGATGCTCGGTTCGCACCACTTCACAGTGGACGGGCAACCCGCCGACGTCGAAATCACCGCTGTCCGCGCCCGCATCGCACAGCCAGTGGCCACCTGGTTCGAGTGGGGGTTAGACATAGCCACCGGCAAGTGGATGCGCGGGAACGAGGCCGCCCAAGCACCCGCCCTGATCCTGGACGAGGGGTTCAACACGTTCGACGTCGTGGCGATCGAAGGAGCCCGCATCATCAAGCGCCACACCGGCGGGGCCAATCTCGGGATGCGCCGGGCAGCAGAGGCCATCGCCACCACCATCCATAACGCCTACGGTCTCGAACTCTCCCTGCACCAGGCCGACGCACTCACCCGCATGGTCACAGATCCCACCCGCCCACCGTCTCACCAGAAGGCCCGCATCTTCGTGGAGGGCAAACCCGTAGACGTCACACCCACGGTACGCCAGGCTGTGCAGGGGCTGGGCAGTGAGGTGGTCCGCTTCGTCCAGGCAGCCGTAGACGACGCCCGCAAGTTCGCGATCCTATGCACCGGCGGCGGCATGCTCGCCCTGGGTGACCGCATGAAGCGCCAGTGGCCTCACGCCACCATCATGCCAGAGCCCGTAACTGCGAACGCCAGCGCCCTGGCCAAAATCGCCCGCCGGGCCAACTATTTCAAGTGAATTTCGTGGCCACGAAATTCGAGCGCCGAATTGTTTGACCACGAAATTAGGAGGCAGAGTGACCAGAGGCAGACCGCAGGAAAAAGGACAGGTCTTCAGGCTACGAATACGCTGGCGCCCGGGCGACGACCCTGCCCTCCTGGCCTTCCTCCAGGAACTCAGAGCCGCCGAACCCTGGCAGCGCGAGCGCATGATCAAGAACGCGCTTGCCGGGGGTTTGACGAGCCAGACCACCGCCGGCCCGCAGGCCGGCGAAGACGACGAGACCACCAACCTAATAGACAAACTACTGGAAGGAGAATGGTAACCATGAGCATCAAGGAAATAAGAGTAACCTACGAGTAATAACGAACAGGCCCCGGGGCTGAAACCCCCGGGGCCCGGGCAGGTGGAGCTACCCACACCCGCCCGCCAGAAGTATACAGGAGCTGCCAAAATGAAACAACTTACATCAGGTCCACAGACCACCCAAGACCGACGCCAACAACTCGAATTCCAGGCCGACCGCATCGAGACCGTATTCAGCCAGCACAACATCCGGGCCCGCGTCACCGGCGGGACTGTCACGCCCAGGTGGGTCCACTTCCAGGTCATCCCTGCCATCGGCCAGCGACTCAGCACCATCACCGGCCTGTCCCAGGAGCTGGCCGCGGCGATGCAAGCAGACAACTGCCGTATCCAGCGTCGGGGAGCAGCAGTCGTCATCGAGATCCCACGCAACGATCCCCAACCCGTCAGGCTATTGCCCCTCTACGACCAACTCATGCTGCAGGCTCAATCTCTTTCATACCCTGCCAACCGCCTCGCCGCCACCATGAACACCCCAGGTCCCCAACCCATCCCACCAGCAACTGCCATTCTCGGCCTGGCCGAAGACGGCGCACCGCTCCTACTTCGCCTCCCGTCGCCCGACGTCGCCCACGTCCTCGTAGCCGGCACCACCGGATCAGGCAAGACCGTACTGGTGCAGACCATCGCACTCAGCCTCGCAATGACCAATCCGTCCACGGATCTGCGCATGGTCCACATAGACGGCGGCCGCAGCGCCTTCACCGCCTTCGAAGGCCTCAGACACCTGGCTATGCCCGTCGTCACCGACAACCAGCAAGTACCCGCCATCCTCACCAGCCTCGTCCACGAGCTCGACCGGCGCACCGCCGACAACCTCACCACTCCTACCATCGTAGTCATCGTAGACGAGCTGGCCGACCTACTGATGGTCGGCGGCCAGGCCGCCACGTGGGCGCTCACGCGCCTCACACAGCGCGGGCGAGGCGCCGGCATCCACATCGTCGCCGCCACCCAGAAGCCCACCGCGGCCGTACTGGGACCGCTCGTCAAGGCCAACTTCCCGGTGCGGCTGGTCGGGCGCGTCACCAGCATCGAGGACGCACGCACCGCCACAGGCTGGGGCGGGACCGGCGCCGAGCGCCTTCAGGGACACGGCGACTTCCTGGCCGTGGCAGAGGGCCAGGTCACTCACTTTCAAGCCGCCCACATCACCGGAAGCGAAATCCGCCAGGTGATCAGCAGAATGCCTCACGTCCACGACCAGGCCGAACCACTGTTTCAGAAGCCAGACACCACACCCATCGAGGTCGCCGCATCGCCCGATCCGGACCAGGTCCTCGCGTCCAAATTACGCGCTTCTGATCTGTGGGCGAACCGCAAGGACCCCAGCCGCAACGGCTACCGCTGGGGGTTCATCGGTGACGTTTGCAGGGACCTGCTGGGCCAGGAGGCCGAAGGCAGCTGGTACCGGCGAGCCGCCAGAATCCTCGCCATTGCAGAACAACGAGGAGACGACAATGGATGACATACCTTGCTGCGAGGTCCACGAGTACATGATGACCCACCAACCAAAAGCACCTGTCATCATCTTCATCACACTGCAACGACTCATCGACATCCTCACCACGCCACCCAAGCAGCAACCAGACAAGGAACCCGCCCATGCCAACCAACCGCAAGCCACTAGCTGACCTACTCGACCGCGAGACGCTGATCAGGATGCGCCAGGCCGGCTTGACGTATGCCCAGATCGCGCAACAGGTAGACCGCTGCGAGCGTACCCTAACACTGTATGCTCATAAACTACTCCCGCCTGAACTCCACGGCAAGCAGCCACGGCGCAACGACGGCCAGCCAGCCACCCACTACCTAAACGTACTCGTATGCATCAGATGTCACTTACACACAGAGCCAAGAAACCCCGTGGACTTCGTCACCCGCCTATGCCTTTGGTGCCGACTGGACCTCGCCGGGATAAACCTCCCAAAGGCACACAAGACCGGACTATACAACGCCATTCTCCAACAGGAGGAAAAGTGATACTCCTGCACCGCAATGCCATACTCTGGCTCCACACCGCCTTATCTGGCCGCGAGGCCATGCACGAGGCCCAAGGCGACCAAACCCCCAGTCCAACCGCCGCCCAGATCGCCAGGGAATATCTCCGCGAAAATCACTGGCACTGGGATGGGCCAGCGCATTATGCTCTGATCCAGAAGATATTGGATCTCATCGAGGCAGCCGAGCAGGATACTCGTGCCATTGACGACCAGGTCGAACACGAGCAGGCCATCCAGGATGTGCTCCAGTTCTGCCAGCACTACCCACACCACTGCGAGTGACAAGAGGAGGAGACCATGTACCAGCAATCACCATACTATCAACCCCAACCCGAGCCACCGCCAGAACGTCCCTCGAAGCGCCGAGCCAACCGCCTGCAGATCGCGGCCGGCCTGGCGTTGATCGTGGCCGCTGCTGTCAGCGTGATCGTGGTCACGAACCGCCTCAACGACCAGGCCCTCTCCGTCCTAGCCGGCACCGCCTGTGGAGTGGCAGCAGCCATCCCCACCAGTCTCCTCATCGTTGCAGTCACCCGGCGGCGAGATGAACCCGCCCGGCGCGAGGCGCCCCAAGTGCACCAACCGCCGGCGTACCCGTACCAGCCACCCGTCTTCATGATCGCACCCCAGCCCTACCAGCAGCCGGCACCTCCACCACCACGCCCCGAGCCAACCATCGGCGGGTGGACCGAAAGCCAACGAAACTTCACCGTCATCGGACAGAACAGCCCGGTCAGTAGGTGGGACGGACCTGGGTGGGATGACGACCCACAGTAGACAGGAGGCCACGGCAACGAGACACAACCTAACCTATCAGCAGATTTGACGTGTGGACGCTTCACCCTCAGCCCCCCGAGGCCTGGCCAGCCGAGGGGGGTTTTTGCTGCCGGCATGATGAAGAACGCACGCAGATGAACGCAGACAAACGCAGATGAACGCTGATCGAATGCACAGGCGGAGGGCCGACGGGGCCAGCGGAGGCGGGAGGGAGCCGCTGGCCCCGTCGGCCCCAAAGATTTTCTTTTCTCGTCCCACACATCCACTCAACCCTTAACGAACCCGAAAACAACGAAGAGCCGCTGAGTACAGCGGACGGGGGGCGGGGAGTATCCGTCAGGCTGCATTCCAAATGATGGGCACCTCTACCCCGCCCCCCGCAAACCCCCCACCCCCAGACCTTTCGAAGACAGGGGGCTCCGCCCCTCTCCCCCGGGCAGACTGAGGCCGAGGCGGCCCCAAGAATTTCCATACGTCCTTGACAGTTTGTCTTTTCTGTCGTATAATACGCCACGAGAAAGGAGACACCATGAACAAAGATACCAGGCTCGCACTGCTCGCCCTCGCCATCATCACCGCCGCCCTCATCGCACTTACTATTGTCCCACTAATCTCCCCAACACCCACGCCTAACTTTAACGGCCCAAGCTACGACCTCAACGACACTACTACCATCAACAGCAAAGGCACCACGATCGACAGTCCATAGACAAGGAGACCCATGAGCAAAATCCAAGCCCGCCGAGCCGCCAGAGCAAACCCAGACGGCTACACCACCGTCAGCGAGGCCGCCCGCGCCACCGGTGTCGCGGCCCGCACCATCCAGAGATGGGCCATGCAAGGCCGCATCGCCAGCCACCGATCCGGCAAACTGTGGCGAGTCAAGCTCCACGACGTTCAGCAAGTCGCCGCCACTCTCAAGCCGGGAAGGAAACCGGGGCAATGACCAACGCCAGCCCGCACACCACCTGGAGAAACTCCCTCCTGCACTGGACACGAGGCGGGGTTGCCTACCTAAGTGTGATCTTCACCTGGCACCTGCCCGATGCACTCCGATGGGCCGCGTTCTACCGCTCACAGGGTTTACACGTGCGAGCGGGAGGACCCGCGGTCAGCCTCAATCCTGACTTCCTGGCCGGCACCGCGCACGAAATTGGCGGCCACCTGCCCACCCTCCACCGCCACAACCCCGACGCCACGTTCACCTCGCGCGGATGCCCGAACAAGTGCAAGTTCTGCGCCGTACCCAAGATCGAGGGACCGCTGGTCGAGCTGGCCGACTGGGAACCCAGGCCCATCGTGTGCGACAACAACGTCACCGCCTGCTCCAAGGCCCACTTCGACGACGTCGTGGACCGCCTCAAGCACGTGCCCGGGGTGGATTTCAACCAAGGCCTGGACGCCAGGCTGCTGACCGACCACCACGCCCAGCGCCTGGCCGAGCTCGACATCTTCAAAGTCCGCCTGGCCTGGGACCACACCCGAGACGAGCAACACGTCTACGACGCCATCATGCGCCTGCGGCGCGCCGGAATTGGCAAGAAGGCCATCGGCGTGTACGTCCTCGTCGGCTTCGACGACACGCCCGCAGATGCCCGCTACCGCTGCGAGACGCTCAAGCGAAAGTGGGGCATAGATCCACGCCCCATGCGGTTTCAGCCACTCGACACCATGCAGAAGAACAGCTACGTCCACCCGGCATGGACCGACGAAGAACTCCGTCGCCTCGTCCGTTACTGGTGGCACACCAGATTCGTCGGTGGCATCCCATACGACGACTACCGGCCCTACCACCCACGCCACGGCCACGCCAAGCAGGTCCAACACGCCACCAACCTGCCATTGGAGGTGCCAGGATGACCAACGATCCCTACCTCCGGGTGACCGAGGCTGCTGCCATCACCCGCAACAGCGTCAAGACCATCTACGGCTGGATCAAGAAGAAGCGCATCGCCACCAGGCACGACGGCCACGCCATCCTCGTCCGCCTGTACGACATCTCCGGCGCCCGCGAGCGTGACCGCATCTCCCAGCGTGTGCCCGATCCGCCCCCGGCAGGTCTGATCACAATCAATCAGGCTGCCGATCTCTCCGGCATCTCCCGTTCCACCATCCTCTATCGCGCCAAGCATAGTCTCATCCCGTCCCAGCGCTATGGAGCGCTGTGGTACGTGGATCCCGACCGGCTCGATATTGATCCTGTGAAAAAAGACGACCGACGGGGAGAGTAAACCCGCTGCAAAAAAGAACATTTGTGCTAGTGGCGCGTATCTTTCTTTTGGTTTAGGAGATGTGCGCCTGACGAGGAACCGCCAACCTACACTCGATCGTCCTGGTCCCCTCCACCGCTCTCCCTGGCCAATGCCAATTTCCCCCTTCACTGCGTGCCGCCGCCCTTCGGCCCCTACGCTACAGCATACCACGGCGGTCAATTATGTGATGCCTGGCAGTCGCGCGGGTCTGACCAATGCAAAACCCTGACCCTCGCGGAGTATACGGCGGGCGCGCAAGGGCGAGTACGCAGGACTTGGCTTCGTTCCGGGGGGGCGCGCGGGCATCAGCCCGTTTGTAAGCCCTGATCTTGCAACCGTCTGCCTCGCTTGACCGCCTGGGCTTGCAACCGGCCCGCGCGAAGAGCCGCCGGAGTACCGGCGGACGCGCGCGATTCTGACCTACACACCGCCGTTATTCACTCACCCACACTCTACATTGCGCGCGCGTATAAAGAGCCCCCCCTCCACTACGCCCTTGCGCGCCCGCCGCCGCCGTGGTGTGCTTCCGCTTGGGGGCCTACGGGCGGCTTCCGTTTAATTGTTGGCGGGGCTCAATAGGGCACCGCCTGAACCATCGCCACGTCCAGA